AGGAGGAGGCGGGTCAGTTACTAGAAATAAGATGACCCAAGAGCAAGCTGACGCTCCTACCCCGGTTACACCTAGGGCATTTGGTGGTCCTGTAAGTATGAATAGACCTTACATTGTTGGTGAACAAGGTCCTGAAATATTTTCTCCACCAAGACCTGGAACTATTACGCCAAACTTAGAAATTCAAATGGCAGCGGCAGATGGTGTATCAGCAGCTGGAAAAGACTCACAAACTCTTGAAACGATTTCAACACAATTGGCAAGGCACGGGCAATTATTAGAGCAAATGATTAAAGTACAGTCAGACGGTTCACAAGCAGCCACCGGATATCTTAAACGCATATCAATGAATTGATAGTAATAGTGAAAATTAGGTTAAATAGTAAAAAGGTGTTATAATATAATATGTCTTGGAAAAAGCATTTCAAAGTAGTAAACAACGTTAGCCCCCTAACAAGTACATCGGGGGAAAGTAGTGATCTAAAATATAGTCACTATGCTAGTCATTTGCCTGAAGTTTATGTAGGTCATCCCAATCGTATTGAACGCTATAATCAATATGAAAATATGGATGTTGACTCAGAAGTTAATAGTGCACTTGATATTTTAGCTGAGTTTTGCACACAAACTAATGAAGAAAACGGCACAGCGTTTGATATCTACTGGAATGAATCACCTACACCCAGTGAAGTAGAAACTATTAAGACACAGTTAATCAACTGGAATAACATCAACGAGTTCAATAAACGTATCTTTAAGGTTTTTAGAAACACTCTAAAGTATGGTGATCAGGTTTTCATTCGTGATCCGGAAACATGTGAACTATATTGGGTTGACATGGTTGATGTAATGAAGGTTATTGTCAACGAAAGTGAAGGTAAGAAACTTGAACAATATGTATTAAGAAATATTAACCCTAATTTCCAGAACCTAACAGCTACACAAGCAACTGCTACTGATAACATTAATCGTAATAGAGGCGATAGGAACCACGGATATATTGCTCCTAGTACTACATATACCAGTCAGGGAAGTGGTAGTACTGGTAGATTTGATCAATCATTTAATGAAAATGCTATTGGTGCAGAACACATTGTACATTGCAGTCTTACTGAAGGTCTAGATGCTAATTGGCCTTTTGGTAACAGTATACTAGAAAATATTTTTAAAGTATACAAGCAGAAAGAACTTCTAGAAGACGCTATTATTATCTACCGTATTCAACGTGCTCCAGAGCGTCGTGTATTCTATGTGGATGTGGGTAACATGCCGGCACACATGGCAATGAGCTTTGTAGAGCGTGTGAAGAATGAGATTCATCAGCGTCGTATTCCCAGTCAAACTGGTGGCGGCTCTAACATTATGGATACAACTTACAATCCACTTAGTATTAATGAAGACTACTTCTTCCCACAGACAGCAGAAGGACGTGGATCAAAAGTTGAAACACTACCAGGTGGCACAAACCTAGGCGAGATTGACGACTTACGTTATTTTACAAATAAACTTTATCGTGGTTTGCGTATTCCCAGCAGTTATCTACCAACAGGTCCAGATGACAGTGAACGAACTTATAACGATGGTAGACTGGGTACAGCACTTATCCAAGAGTACAGATTTAACGAATACTGTAAGAGGCTACAGCGTTTAATTTGTGAAACTTTTGACAGAGAGTTTAAGATCTTCCTAAAATATAGAGGACTAGAGCTAGATAATAGTGCATTTGAACTACGTTTAAATCAACCACAAAATTTCAGCAAGTATAGAGAAACTGAGATAGATACTGCTCGTATTAGTACATTTAATCAGTTAGAACAGTTTCCGTATATGAGCAAACGCTTCCTTATGCAGCGTTTCTTGGGTCTAACAGAAGAAGAAATGCAAGAGAATGAAAAGCTTTGGGCTGAAGAAAATACAGAAGACATAACCTCAGACATGCCCAGCCTGCGTAGTGTGGGTGTTACTGGTGGTGATATTCAGAACGATTTAGACACATTTGATGTAGGTGCAGACACTGAAGAACCTGAAGCAGGAGTGGAAACAGAAGCACCTGCTCCTGAAGCAGGTGGTGAAGTACCAACTCCACCGCCTACAGTTTAATAAATACTTCTGGAGTTTACAATGCATTTATTTGAACTTGATAAAAAAGAAAAAACATCAGAAGTAGATGATAATTCTATTGCTCAGAAGACAGATACACGTAAAACACGTCTTACTCTTAAACAAATAGGGCGTTTACGTTTACTTGCTGATGCAAAAACTACTGAATATAACGAAGAATTAATAAAAATAAAAGCACAGTACAAGATGCCTGCTCAGGAATCTTCGCTATAGTAAAGTTTTTGAACCAAAAACTGTACATTTAACTAAAAAATCTTATCATATTATAAATAACTTAAATGCCTTATGACAAAAGGAGCCTTTTGATGTCAGATAAATTTAACCAGCTCATTGAGCTACTAATTGCAGAAGATTCTGAAAAAGCACGTGAGCTTTTTCATGATATCGTAGTAGAACGTAGTCGTTCCATTTATGAAAGCCTTATTGACGATGAAACAGTTGACGAAACAGTTGACGAAACAGTTGACGAAGCAGTTGAAGAAGAAGCTGTTGAAGAAGAAGCTGTTGAAGAGAGCGATTTTGACGAAGAACTAGGCGGCGACGCAGCAGACGACATGATTGCTGATATCGAAGCCGATGAACACGGATTAGCCCAAGAGGCAGATCACGAGGAAGATGAAGATATAGAAGATCGTGTTGTTGACCTTGAAGACGCACTTGACGAACTTAAAGCCGAATTTGATCGCCTAATGGGTGACGAAGAAGCAGAAGCCGGCGACATGGACATGGATGCAGAAGTAGACATGGAAATGGGCGACGAAGAAGCTGAAGAAGCTGAAGAAGAGGAAGACGAAGAGGAAGAGATGGAATCAGTTGCATTTGAAGCTGAAGAAGTTGTTCGTGAGTACAAAGAGAATGCACCAGCCCCAGTTACAGCAGAACAGGGTGACGGCAAAGCAGGCCCAGTTGCTAAGAAAAATGACATGGGCGGCAAAGCAGTTGATCCAACCGGCGAAGAAAAGGGCGGAGCAGCACCAAAAGCAACAGTTCAAACAGACGCAGCCGATCCAAAAGTCGCAACAATGAAAAAGGCATAAGGTAGACAATATGAACTACCTTAGAGAACACCTTACTTTCGATCAAGCTCGTATAGTTACAGAATCTGCGAACGAAGGCAAGGATCTCTTCATGAAAGGCATTTGTATCCAGGGCGGGGTAAAGAACGCAAACCAGCGTGTTTACCCTGTCTCTGAGATTTCCGATGCCGTTAAGCAGCTCAATGATCAGATCACATCAGGTAACAGTGTGCTTGGTGAAGTTGATCACCCCGACGATCTAAAGATTAATTTAGATCGTGTTAGCCACATGATTACTGAAATGTGGATGGACGGCCCTAACGGCTATGGAAAGCTAAAGGTATTACCAACTCCAATGGGTACTCTAGTAAAGACCATGTTGGAAAGTGGTGTTAAGTTAGGAGTTAGCAGTAGAGGTAGCGGCAACGTTAATGAAAATACTGGTAACGTATCTGACTTCGAAATTGTCACAGTAGATGTTGTGGCACAACCCAGTGCACCAAATGCATATCCCAAAGCGATTTACGAAGGACTTTTAAATATGCGTAATGGGCACAATGTACTTGAGATTGCCAAAGAAGCAAATGGCAATAACAAAGTACAAAAATACTTGAAGGACGAGGTATCTCGTCTTATCAGGGATCTAAAGATCTAGGAGACAATAATGCTAGATGCTATCAAACCACTTTTAGATAGCGACCTTGTAAACGAGGACACCCGTACAGCAATCCAGGAAGAATGGGAAGCTAAAATGGGTGAAGTTCGTACACAGGTTACGGCGGAACTCCGTGAGGAATTTGCTCGTCGCTACGAACACGACAAATCCACAATGGTTGAGGCTTTAGATAAGATGGTTACTGAAACTCTTACAGAAGAGCTTGTCCAGGTTGCCGAAGAAAAGAAGAAACTCGCAGAAGATCGTGCCAAGTTTGTTGCACGTATGAAAGAGACTTCAGGCAATTTTGACAATTTCCTAGTAAATCAACTTAGTGAAGAAATTAAAGAACTTCATAACGATCGCTCAGCACAGGCCGCTGTAGTAGACCGTTTAGAAAAGTTTGTTGTTTCACAACTAGCAGAAGAGATTCAGGATTTCCAGAAAGATCGTCAAGACGTACACAATGCAAAGGTTAAACTTGTTAAAGAAGCACGCGAAAAGTTTGCTGAAATTAAGAAGACCTTTATTGAGAAGTCAAGTAAGATCGTAAAGGAAGCCGTTGATTCAAAGCTAACAGCAGAGCTCACTCAACTACGTGAGGATATTGAAGCAGCCAAACAAAATAGTTTTGGCCGCAAGATCTTTGAAGCATTTGCAGCTGAATATGGTGTAAGTCACCTCAATGAGAATCAGGAGATTCGTAATTTAGAATCAAAAGTTCAAGAAATGCAAGACCGCATCGACGAAGCACAAGCTGTAATTACAGAGAAGTCACAAATTATTGAGAGTAAAAGTCGTGAAGTAGAAGTCATTAATGAAAGCGTACAACGCAAAGAAGTAATGAACAGTCTACTCAGCAAGCTCAATAAAGAAAAGGGCGCAATTATGCGTGACCTTCTAGAAAGCATTCAAACAAGCAAGTTACAAGGTGCTTTCGACAGATATCTACCCGCAGTACTTGACGGTGCTGCACCAAAGGCTAAGAAGGAAGTAATTTCTGAGAGCCGTGAGGTAACAGGAGATAAAGAAATAAAAACACAACCTGCAGTAGAACAAAAAGATGACAGCAATATCATCGATCTACGCAAGTTGGCAGGCCTGAAGTAAGGTACTAAGGGAGACAATAAATGTCAGACGTACTATTAGAAAGCCGTTGGAGCGAGACCAAGGACGCCCTACTTGAGGGCCTACAGGGTTCACGCCGCAGCAGCATGTCAGTTGTCCTAGAGAATACTAAGAAGTATCTCGCAGAGGCAGCATCCACTGGCGCAACATCAAGCGGAAACGTAGCAACACTAAACCGTGTTATTCTACCAGTTATCCGTCGTGTTATGCCAACAGTTATCGCCAACGAAATCGTTGGTGTTCAACCAATGCAGGGCCCAGTTGGTCAGATTCACACTCTACGTGTTCGCTATGCTGAGACTGTTACAAGTTCAGCAGCAGCACCATTTGATACAGACACAGTAGCAGGTGATGAAGCACTAAGCCCATTCAAGATTGCAACAGCATATTCCGGTACAACCAGTGCAACAAGCACAACAGGTCGTGCAGGTGCAACAGCAGCTATGGAAGGTGACGGTGGTAACCAGATCTCAATCCAAATCTTGAAGCAACCAGTAGAAGCCAAAACACGTAAGCTACAGGCTCGCTGGACATTCGAAGCCGCACAGGACGCACAGTCCATGCACGGTATCGATGTTGAGGCAGAAATTATGGCTGCCCTAGCACAAGAAATTACCGCTGAAATCGACCAGGAAGTTCTCGGTTCACTTCGCTCACTAGCAGCAACAGAAGAGACCTACAACCAGGCAGCAGTTAGTGGTACAGCAACATACGTTGGTGACGAGCATGCAGCTCTTGCAGTTCTAGTCAACCGTGTTGCTAACAAGATTGCTCAGCGCACACGTCGTGGTGCAGGTAACTGGGCAGTTGTTAGCCCAGAAGCACTAACAGTTCTACAGAGTGCAAGCACAAGTGCTTTTGCTCGTACAACTGAAGGCACATTTGAGGCACCAACAAACACCAAGTTCGTTGGTACACTAAATGGCGCAATGCGTATCTATGTAGACAGCTATGCAGCAGATTCAACTGCCGTTCTAGTTGGTTACAAGGGTTCAAGTGAGACAGATGCAGCAGCATTCTACTGCCCATATGTACCACTAATGAGCTCAGGTACAGTACTTGATCCAAGTACATTTGAGCCAGTTGTTAGCTTCATGACCAGGTATGGCTACGTAGAGCTATCAAACACTGCATCTTCGCTAGGGAATGCTGGTGACTATTTGGGCGAAATTGCCATGAGTAACATTAGCTTTGCATAAGCTAGTTTAACTCGAGCAGTTGCTCAAAACAGATTGGGGAAGCAGAAATGCTTCCCCTTTTTGTTGACTAAAAATATATTGCTAAGTTCAACTTAAATGATAAATAAAAGTGTAGTTCGCGAGGCTGCAACCTCCAACTACTCTAATACTACAAGGGAGTATCAGCAATGTATTTAAACAACAAATATACAGAAACTTATTATAACATAGTTAATAGAGCCAGTCAACGTACACTTGATGGCTATACAGAAACACACCACATTATACCCAAAAGTTTAGGTGGATCAGATGATCCCGATAATCTTGTTTGCCTTACAGCAAGAGAACACTTCCTTTGTCACTGGTTACTGACAAAGATGGTCAAAGGCAAACGCAAACAATGGAGTATGATAAATGCTCTTGGCATGATGATGTGGAGTGAAAACGACAATCAACAACGATACAAAATAAACGCAAGACTCTACGAACAACTTAAACGTAAGCACAGTGAAGCAAAAAGTTGGGCAATGACTGGTGAACGTAATCCACAATACGGCAAAAAATGGTCTGAAGAACGCAAACAGGCATTTAAAGAGAAACGTGCTAAACAAGCGCCAATGTCAGATGAAGCTAGAGAAAAAATACGTCAGAGTAAACTTGGCAAGTCTAGAGATGAGGAAACTAAACGTAAAATAAGTGAGTCTAAAAAAGGTACACAGATTGGCAAACTTAACAACATGTATGGTAAAACTCACTCAGTTGAAACGCGGCGTAAACAAAGTGACGCAGCAAAAGGTAGGAAATACAGTAAGGAAACAATAGAGAAGAGGGCCGCTAAGATCAGAGGCAAAAAAAGACCCACGAAAACCTGCCCCTATTGTAATAGTACAGTAGCAGTCAACACCTATGCTCGCTGGCACGGAGATCGTTGCAAAAACCTATAAATACTTAGCACTGTAGACCAGTGTTTATGGGGAATACCATCCCCGTAGCCCTAGAACGGCCCAACAAGGAGAAACAAAATGGGAAGACCAGTAAAATTATCAGAAACAGTTGACGGCAATCTAAAGGCGCCAGCAGCAAATACCAGTGGTACAATTGGTAATACAAGTAATACAGGTAGCACACAAATTCAATTCTCAGCAAACATCAATGCCAGTGGTGGTAGTGCTAAATCAGGCTATGCTACAGCTCAAAAGGGTAGCAAGACCTTTAAAATTACAAATGCTGATGGAACAGCTGATTGCTTGCTAGTTGCGGCAGCTATAGCAGGCAATCTACAGTGCCAACTTACAGCAACTGACAGTGATGGAGATACTTACTATGTAAGTAAGATTACTTCACGTTATGTTACACTAGTACCAAACGATGGCGTACAGTTCACAAGTGGACAACGTGCACTATGGGTTGCTAGCGGTAGCGAAGTAAGCGGCGTATCAGTCAGCATTCCAATGGCATAATTTATTGTTGACACGACAATTAAACCACAGTATAATAATTACTGTGGTTTTTTTGTGAGTATTATGTCAGAATTTGCATTTGTATTAGGAAATGGCAAGACAAGACTTCTGTTTGATCCTAATGATCTTAAGTTGCGTGGTACTGTATATGCGTGTAATCGTGCATATCAGGACTTTACACCTGATGTTTTAGTCAGTGTTGACCGGTTAATGGCACAGGAGATACAATGTAAACATGTAAATTCACAGTGTGTGCATTATACCCGAGAACAAAATATAATACCGGGTAGCACTAGTCTTGCAATAGATATGTATAGTTCATTTAGCAGTGGGCCTGTTGCAGTAAGTTTAGCAGCAAGACAAAGCTATCACTATATTTTTATGATAGGTATGGACTTGCACAGTGAAGATGAACGAGTAAATAATATTTACGCAGATCAAAAGTTCTACAAAACATCAGCTGATCGTGCCACTGCATATGATAATTGGATATCACAAATAAGAGAAATAGCTCTGAAATTCAATCACAGTAGGTTTGTTCATGTAAATCCTCTTAAAGGATTCACTCCTGATCAATGGAAAACACTTCTAAATTTTAGTATAATGAATTTACATGAGTTCAAACTAATGATAAATAATTAAAACTGGAAATAATTATGAGCCAAACAATAAAAATTACTGGTGATTATACCATTGATCCCACGGGATCTGTTAATCTTAATAGCAATACTATTGTAACAGGTAATTTAACAGTTATTGGTTCAACCACAACTGTTACTACTACAGATACTAATATTAAAGATAGAGTTATACTTTTAAACAACGGAGAAGCTGGGACAGGGATCTCTGGACGTTATAGCGGACTTGAGTTTGATCGAGGCAGTCTAGACAATGCATTTCTAGTGTTTGACGAGAATGACGACAGTCTTAAATACAGTACTGACAATGGTTCAACATACGTAGGACTACTTACAGGCAGTGGTTCTGGTATTACCGCAGTAGTAGATGATACAACTCCACAACTGGGTGGCAACTTAGATGTAAATGGTCGGAGTGTTGTTAGCACCAGTAGCGGCGATATTGTTCTTGCACCTGACGGAACAGGAAATACTCGAGTAAGTTCACCTATTCGTTTGGACGACGAAGGTGGCGCTCCAACACAAGTAGCAGGCGCAACTCTTTTGTATGCAGCAACAGCCGGCGGCGGTGGTACTGGTGTCTTTTTTGTTGATGGCAGCACCAGTGACGAACTTGTAAGTAAAAGCAAAGCCATCGTATATGGACTAATATTTTAAAGGAAAAAATTAATGGCACTTTCACAACAGCTAGCAGGAACATCACCAACAACAGTTTACACCTCAAGTGGTGACAGCGCAACCACTAGTATTTTCCTAATGAATGATAACGGTGCATCAAGAACTGTGCAGGTTTATCTTGTACCAAATGGCGGCACTGCTGGTGTAACAAACCAAATTATTAAAGACCTTGCTATTGATGGCGCTGATACCTATATTTTACAGAATGAAAAAATTGTTTTGGCAAACGGCGACACTGTTCAAGTCACAGCAAGCGCAACCAACAGCATCTATGCAACAGTAAGTTATGTAGGTATCTAATATGCCAAGATTTGTAAAAACAAAAGACGTCACTACAAGTGTTAAAGCAGCAGAAAGCCATGGAATTGGTATTCCAAAAGGTGGTACTGCTAATCGCAGTAGCACACCCGATGCTGGTGAACTTCGTTTCAACACAGATACAAATAACTTAGAAGTTTATAACGGCACCAGTTATGTAACTGTAGCCAACACAGGCTTTGCAAGTATTACACAAGACTCATTTACAGGCGACGGTTCTACTGTAGCATTTACAATGAGCACTAGTGTAACCAGTAACCAAACCCAGCGTATTGTAGTTGCAGTAGGTAACGTCTATCAGAATCCAGCAACAGCATATACACTCAGTGGAACAACCATTACTTTCACAAGTCCTCCAGGAAGCAGTGAAACTATTACTGTTATCCACGGTTACGACAGCATAACCAACGCTTAATAACCCAAGCATAAATAAACTTATACAAACCCTGTCACCTCGGATGTTAGTACGGTGAGCGCAAGATAGCGGAGAGAACAAGTATGGCAATTAGTCGTATTGGCGGTAAGGCCCTAAGATCCAATCTAGAACGAGACTCAGATCTTGCATTTAATACAGATACCCTAGTAATAGATTATACCAATGGCAGAATTGGTATTGGAACTACTGACCCTTCACAAAAATTAGATGTAACTGGCAGTGCTAATATTAGCACAACCTTAACTGTAGGTACTCAAGCCGATATTGATGGCATTAGAATTGTTGACAATAATATCATTGCTACGAGAAGTAATGATGACCTTACATTAGTTGCCAGTGGCACTGGTACTATTAATGTCAACAGTACAAAGATTACAAATGTTGTTGATCCCACTAATCCACAAGATGCTGCTACTAAAGCATATGTTGATAGTCAAATTAGTTCAGGTGCAATCAGTACTGGTATGGAAATTACACTTGGTACTCCTACAGATAGTAGTCTTGTAACAGATGGGTTATACAGGAGTTGGACAACCAGTACAAAAGTTACAGATAGTATCGATGATTTAAATGAAGTTATACAGAATGTTCTAAATAATACCGCAGTTAGCAATGTAGACTTCACAGCAAACACAACCAGTGGTGGCGCAGGAACAGTAGTAACGCTGACTATTACAGCAGACGGTAACCCTAATAGATATGATATTACCTGGGGCGACGGTGATACTACAACTGGCACAACAGATACAACACCAAGTCATACTTATAACACAAACGTTGGGTCCCCATTTGACGTTACTGTACGAGCATATAACAACGGCGGTAGTGGCAGTGGCAGTGAAGAAAGTAAAACGAGAACAGAATATATTACAATCTATACAGCAGATCCTGTTGTAAGTTTTGCGGCCTATGCAGCATCCAGTGGCGGTTCACCTATTACCGAATGGGATGACGGTGATACTGTATACTTCCAAAATAATACAACAAACATTGGTGGTGCAACAATCCAATTTACATGGGATTGGGGTGATAGCGAAAGCGATGATGTAATTACAGATGACACAGCCGCAGGTGGTACAGCAGGCGGCAGACTTGCTCATACATTTACAGCAAGCACAGAACAAGAAGTAACAAGAACTGTTCAGTTAACACTAGATAGTCACAGTACAGCAACACCTGGTGTAACACCTACTAGCGATAGTAATGCTTACAAGATTTACGATACACACACTCCTAGTGTGACACTTGATGATAACAGTGGCATCAACGAAGAAGGCACAAGCGGACACGTTGTTACCTTTACAAATAATACAGAAGCAACCATTGGTAGTTTTGCAACATATGGGTTACAATATCAGTATCAATGGGGCGACGGTACGAGCAACACAACTGTTAATGTAGGTGCTGGCGGTAGTGGCGACACAGGCAATACTATTAGTCATACATTTGCTCTTAGCAGTGGCAATCAAGCAAGTGGCACAGCAGTTGATTACACTGGTAACTTACGAGTTATTAGCGACCATACTAGTTCACCATTTATCAGTAGTACATTTACTGTACACGTTGAACCAGATGTTAGAGCAAATATTGCAGGTACAGCGGTAACAA